TTGCGACGATGCGGGCGTTGGGCCCTTGTGGGATGTTAGTCTTCAACTGGTTCAGAACCAGGAATGCCGAGCGCGTATTTGCAATAGGAATTGTCAGCTTAGACATTCCCTTAGAAAGAATACGTGCCTTCATAGCCATAGTGGACTGAGGGTTGAAGTCCCCCTCCACATCAGACACAGTAGGAGTCAGAGCCAGCGAGTCCCAGATAAACAAAGTTCTCTCGGCTCCAGAGTTTAAGACACTCTCGACAGTCTCTAGGACGTGCTCAACCGACTGAGCCTGGACGTAGATGAGTTCGTCAAGATTACATCCAGTTCGTTCTAGGAATCCTGGGTCAATCGCTGACTCTGAATCCATATATATCACATTCATGCCCATCTTCTGAGCATTTGCTGCGCACTGTGCGGCCATAAAAGACTTGCCGGTTGATTCAAGGCCGGCAATTTCTGAGAATTTGCCTACCGGAATTCCGCCAAGTTTACCACGACAGACAATAGAATCTAGCCAGCGAGAGCCGGTAGGAATCCATTCTTTTACTTCTGTAGGATTTGCTTCCTTCAGGTTGTGGGCGACGTTAACGCCCGAAGTTTTATTGATAAGGGTTCGCAACCCATCAATTGAAATTTTACCAGCTTTTGATTTACTCTTTGCCATTATCTTAGGTTAATGTGAGGAGCCCATTTTTGGTCTGAACCACAATATCAAAGCCTCCAACGAACGCATCCGCCAGTCGGTCGCCAAGGCTATAAAGCTCTCCGGCGAGGACCTTAACATTAGAAGCCACCTCACACGTACCACGCTTGTGATCATGACGTTCAGTAGAAACAGTGAGGAGATCATATTCATAGGCCTTCTCTTGAATGGTTTCAGTTAGATACTCTTCAAAGTAATCCTCCCGTTCATAGTCTTCAAGTAATCCTTCGTCGCGCATATTCTCCAAGATGTCTTCGTTGTACCGAGAAAGTACAGTGATATTGCCCGGGCATGCTAAGAGGCCGGCGAGCATCGAAGCGGTGCTCGTTTCCGCGAGAGCGCTCTCTATATAGTCGTCTGTAATGTGCCAGACAGAAACGCTCTCTTCATAATTTAAATACACGTAATCATCCTCGGCAACATTTAATTCGCGGAGGGTATCAATAATCGTTCCCACTTTAATTTCCTTTCATAAGGGTGAGGCATCTGTATTCCCATGCCTCCCTGCGGCTCTCAATATTTAGTCGCTGTTCTTGGCTTCTTGAACCTCAACGCGAAGCTCCTGCGCTAGCGCCTTAACTTCTTGCATTGCCTTACGAACACGTGTGCCCGCAGCATTGTTGCCGCGGTCAAAGAACCTGCTATGATCCTCGCGCGTGCTTTCCAGTAAGGCGATGAGTTGTTCCAGGCGATTTGTTTCAGTAGTCATAAATACTACTCCTTTCTAATGTGAGACACCTGATAACCCTGTGCCTCCCTGTGGGGGGGATTATTAAAGAGCGCCAAGCTCCGCGAAAGCAGCATCAACAGCGTTAGCTTCGCTATCGGTAGTCTTTCCATACTTCTCGGTCTCGCTACTGACCGTCTCGGGGTCGTCAACCTGAGAGTTGACGAAGTTATCGAGAATAGTCTGCACGTCCGCAGCCGTCTTTCGCTCGAACAGCCCAGTAAAATCTGGAATGCTATCCAAAAGCTCGGCGCACTTGTCAGGCGTCAGGTCCTCGCAAAGCGGGGACGATCGGCGTCGAGGCACAAGCTTCGTCTGGGGGAAGGAAGCCCCTGGCGGCTTCCCGTAGGTCATCTGAAGATCCGTGCCGGTTTCAGTATCGGTGATGTCACCGTACTCCGGGTTTAGCACGAGAGTCAGAAGATTCTCGTAGGCAGTCTTACCATAGCCCCACACGCGGACTCCACGCTCTTCCTCGCCGCGAACCATCACGGGACTGAAGAAACGCTGTCGCACGAAGAGGGACTTAGCGACCTTCTTGCTGTGCTCATCGTTGTTGTCTGCGCCTTCGCGCCACAACTGTGAGGCGAACTCACATACAGGACATTCGTCATTGTAGTTGCGCTTGGGACATAGGAAGCCACCCTTCTCGACATTGTAATGAAACCACATTTCCTTGAAGGGGTCTCCGTCCGCTGTCGGAACGATTCGAATAGTCTGGTCCCCATCCTCGGGGCGCCAGAATGTGTCATTTGAGGAGTTTCCGTCTCCACGTAGTGACGAGAGCTTTTCTCTCATCTTATCTAAATTGATACCCATTTTTTATCTCCTTATAGTTGGGCTATAGTACGATTAGCAAATATCCTAATCGTCTACCAGTTCTGCATATGATTGTACCATAGATGAATACTTAATGCAATAACAATATTTTTGGTCATAGGTGGTTTTAAAAACACCATATGAAATGTTAACACCCTCGTTCAATTTTGATTTAACATAGCTCGTTATCTTCTGGAACAAGGTAGTATCCTCTCTTAGGTCTGTCTCATTGATACCATAGTAGTATACCACATCACGGGCGTTTGTCAAGTCATAAAACCATTTTTCTTCCTCTTCTTCTACGTCGAGGACGCCCACCGTAGCGATGCGACTCAGCTCTGAGGGCACAATGAAGTTGCCAATGATGGGTTCTGAATTTTTAAAAACATTAATCATATGAAGAGTGTTAACTAAGGCTTGATTAACGACGTCGAAATATCCCATGATAGGGACCTCTCCAATACCTCTCTCTATGAGCAGGTTGTCTACAAGTATAACACACTCGATCATACCTGACCGCGCATATTCTTGCAAGACATTTTTTACAATACGTTCTTGCATTTTTTGAGTTTCGCTTGCCAGATCAAGATCGGGCTGGATATATAAAACCGTAAGCTGGTTAGATTGTAGTTGCTCTAGCAACCGCAGCGCGGCGCCTGAGATTGTGCCGCTCCCTCCCATTACTACGAGGACGTCTTCCCCTGAAAACTTCAACTTCTTCTTAAGAGAGGGGAAGTGTTTTTCGTACTCCTCATGCGTTTTCCTTTTTTTGATGGTAATGTCCGCATCCTTCTGAACATCAATACCATAAGCCTCGTAGGGAGGAAACTTAGAAAAGACCTTGGCAATCTGGCATCCGGCTTTCCCAAGCCCCACAACTTTCATTCTTCGTCAACCCAATCAAGAATAAAGCCGAACTCAAAGGCGCCGCGGCTCACTCGTTTGGCGGTGGTTTCGGCAAGAATGGAGTGATCTCTAATCCCCATCCGATGACAGATAAAGTTCAGGATCTCCATTAGATCAGCTGCTTCCTCTGCACAGGGATTTTCTATAAACTCTTCCGTTTCTTCCCGAAGCTTTTTAAACGCATACCCTCGTAGCTCCTCCTGTGAAACCTGTCGAACTTGACAGGTTTTCCCCTCGGCCTCGATTATTTCCGGGATCTTATCCCGAATTAATTTATCATACTCTTTTCTCATAATCTCAATTCTTTCAGGTCTCCCAAATTTTTGCCTACTGCAACGTTCACCTTAAATCTATTATATCTCGTTTGCCTAAAGATGTCAAGCAAATTTAAAATTTCATACCGGTCTTCTTCAGCAAGGTCAATATAAACCGCATCATGGATTAAAAATGAAATATTACTTTTCATGCCCTCTAAAAACTTATAGACTTTATAGGCTTGTTCGTGCACCAGATCAATGGTGGTACTCTGAACAATATAGTTGAGTGCATGATGTCCATCAACGTCCTCGATTACTCTACCATAATCTGTCTTGATCTTGAAACCATCCCAATATTTATTTTTTACTGATTCCTTGTCGTAGGCTCCATTTGAAAGCGCATCCTCTGACTGGGGATTGTACATCCAGGCAAAGATTCTCTTCTTGGCTTCCTCCCTGGTTACCCCGTCCTGGTAGATATGCTTGGCATTCCAATTATGAATATCATTTTTTGGTTGGTCGGCGCCAGTGAGGGCGATAAGAGTACGCAGCTCCGCGGCATTAAAATCCAGTTCAAGCAGCCAATCATTGTGGGGGCGCACGCAAGAACGGAATTCCTTTCCCATCGTCAGTATAGGAAAGGTGTAAGGCCTTGTGGAAAGCCGACCGGTCACAGTGCCCCATGGGTTGTAATCACATACGGGCTGTACAGTCTTAAGAGTTCTTAAAAAGTTCTTTCCCTTCACAGAACTGAGCAAATGGCTGATGGATTTAATGTGAAGGTTTAAGGGGCGCCTCTTAATATCGGCCAACATTTCTAAAAGATGATACATCGCGTCTTAGTTAAAAGGCCTGGTGTGTGTGTCCAGAACGTGCTCGGTGATCTGATTCTTTACCTTTAAGTACTGAAATAGAAAATACTCGGGGATCAAATCATATAAACAATTATCCTGGAGCGATACTTCAGAGGTGTTGAACGCCTTCAGGCACCCCCTTAAGGTTTTTTTAATCCTCTCCCACTCTTCCTTGATTTGAGGAGGGCACACCTCTGTTAACG